CCTGTGTCATAGAACTCAGGTCCCTTATATCCAAGGAGTGCGTACTCGATGTTAGAAGGAGCATGGTGTAAGATCCGGACTGGCCGAAGTTACCACCTTGTACTTCTGTACGTGTGTCGCGATAAACGTTGAAACGTCCACCAAGTGAACCGACTTTAGCGATTCCAACTGGCTGTGTGTTAACGTCACCTGCAACAGGCACCCACTGGAATTCAGGGAGCATCTCGAGGATAGCACATACACGTGGAGTAGCAACGATGAAGTTAGCAGCACCACGACGGTTACGAACAGCAATGCGATTTGCTTCAACGATCAAGCGCTGATAGAAGTCACGATTGCGCTCTGCAAGCCAGCGGCCATCAGCAGAAGCAGGAGCCCATACTGAGAAACCTGGTCCAAATCCAGCACCGAGTGCAGATTGGATCATGCGCATAAGCATCTCACGGTCGATCTCAGCTTGGATCTCATATGACATAGCATTTGTGATCTCAGCATCAATGTCGATACCGTTCATGTTCTTAAGATCTTGCTCAAGCTCAACGGACCAACGTGCGCCAAGGCGACGTGTTCCAGCTTCAACAGCTGTCTTTTCGAACTCAACTTCAACCTGTGGAATGTTACCAGTGATTTCGAAAGCAGAAAGGATCTGAGCAACGCCCTTATCCTGGTCAGCAAACTCCCAATATCCAGCAGCACCAGTGAGGTCATCCGAAGATGCACCAGTGAAGCGAGTATCAAGAAGCTGATATCCGAGTTCGTCTCCTGGAAGACCAGCAGAACCTGTAAATCCACCTGCACCTGGTACAGCTGGCTTAGCAGCATCATTAACTCCGTCAATACCTGTACCGAGTGTATCGGACTGGTAAGCATAACGAAGTGCGAATGCAAGGCCAACTGGTCCACTCATTGGCTGAACACCAACGATGTCGTTGGAGATAAGCTCAGGGAATGTACGACGAATCATTGGGATGAGCACCTTAGGAAGGCGAGCATCACCGGACGCGTAAGAGTCGGAAGAAGTGGATGTATCAGGGTGATACGATCCGTGTGCGTTTGCCCCAAGGGAACCGCCACCAACAGATGAGGATTCTTCAAGACACCATTTCTCCTGGTTTTCCAAGAGTACCGCTGTATTAAGGCGGGTGTGAGCATCGTCGATAGCTGCAACGCTATCAGATGTATAGTCGAGTACTGGTCCCCACTTCTCGAGTAGAGTTTCAGCACGATCTTTATCAATAAATGATTGTGGTTTATTCATAATATAATTAATGTTTTATTTTTTGGTTTTCAACCTTCATGGGGCAAGCCCAAGTGACTCAGGTGACAAGCACCTCAATTTATATGAATCGAAGTTAAATTACTTCATCTTGTCCAACCCTTGTAAATAAGGGTTAACTGGAGTAGATGGTTTAACTTTTTCCTCAATAACTTGTTTTGGAGCATCAGCTTTCACAGTACGATTACTAATGGCCTCCTCACGAATAACTTCAAGTTGCTCCTTTTCCTTACGGTCAAAGAGGCGTGATGTATATTCGAAATTCTCTTCGATAAACTTAGGTGATTTATCAGATAAAACTTTCTTAAGATAAGCAGCTTTCTTATCATTGAACTTAGATGTACGGCTCTCAAGGAAAGCAGTAGCCTTAACTTCATTATAGCTTTCTTGAAGAACTTCATTGTTCTTCTTAAGCTCGGCGAGCTCAGCTTTAAGCTGGTCAATCTCACTCTTACCTTCAACGATAGCAGACTTAACTGACTCAGCCATGAGGGATGAATCAACAGCAAGTGTTTCGCGTAGATCGTGAAGTACTCTAGATGCGTGATTGTTATGAGTAGCTTCTTCAATAGCAGCTGTAGGAATTGTCTCCTCAATATACTCATCAAGGTAGCTGGAAATCGACTCAACGATCTGCTCTTTAAATTCAGCAGCTCCTTCGTTGAGCTCAGCTTCGTATTTCTTCACAACTTTTGTTAGCTTAACAGCGTTGTTGCTGTCAACAGCTTCAACGATATTTTCCATTTTAGTTGTATGATCCTTATCAATACTTTCAACGAGCTTCTCTAGCTTCTCAGCATAAAGTTCATCTTGGCTTGTAAGTGCAGCCTCAACAGAAAGTTCAACTTTCTCCTTAAGTGCTGTCTCGATTGCTTCAACCGATTCAACGGTGAGCACATCTTGTAATTCTGTTGGTAGTAGGTCTTTTTTCATGTTTAAAAGAGTGGTTTTTCTGCTGCCTGACGAATTCGAGTTTCGAGCTTGTCTTCTACAGCTGATTGTAAATATTTATTAGCATCAGCGTAGTTTTCGCCCGAAATAGCGTCAATAAACTTAATAATTTTTGCTTTTGTTTCTTTTTCTTGGGATTTGTCGTCTGACATACAGTTATTTAGTTAGGGTTTATATTAAATCAAATCTTATTAATGAATGACATGATGCGTTCAAGCAGATAATTATCTACTTCTTTCTTTGGAAGCTTACCGACTTCTTTTTCGAATCGATCATATGCTTCTTCATATTGTCCATTATCAGCAAGAACCCATTGCCTGGATTCGAGGATACCATTAACGAAAGCTTTTGGGTAAGATGGGTCAGCTACACAATCAATAGCAACAAGTTTCATGTTACGTACCTTATTGTGATCTGTACCTTCTTCAAGTGAACCGAGAGCACGTGAGCTCATACCGACTTTCACTCCATCGTTGACAAGTGCACGTACAATCTGACCGCAAGGTGTTGTAAGTACTTTTGACTTACCGTAGAAGACGTTACCGTCTTGTGTAAGTTCTGTTACCATATGACATGCTCTTTCGAGATCGACATCGGCTGTTGTAGGGTGGTTGAGTTCTCCCATTGCACGTCCTGGCTTAACCATATTTTCATTATAGTTAGCTACTTCACGCTCAAGCTCATTAAGTGGATACAAGCGCTTATTACGATTGACACCTTCCGCCATCATGTAAGGGCCTTTAATAAAAAGCTCTGATGGTGAATTTTTGTTAGCTTGTTCTTCGATGACCTCAAACTGATCATGAATATCAGGATTCTCGCAAACAAGGTTAAGTTTAACTGACATACATATATTTATGTCTACAACCTAAGAAAGCTCTTTTTCTGTTAAAATTAAAAAGGAATACCCTCTACCATCACAATACTTACGTGCTGCAGCCCATTTAGCTTGGTTTGTAACGTACTGTTTTTGTTCGTATATAAGATGTTGCTTCTTTCTATATTTTGTTTTAGGTCGTTGTGTTTGTAAGAAAGGTTTAATCTCAACACAATATTTTACAATGGCTTCTCCTTCCTGAATAACAACATAATTATCTATATGATATCTATGAGTTCTTTTTGTAAGAGGGTTATAGTATGGAATCTTTATATTCTCACTACCCCATCGTAATACTTTTGGATTATTATCACAAAAGCGAAAAAACTTTAACTCAAGTCCGGATCTATAAACAGCTCTCTCACCAATAAACTTATCTATGTTTTGTGGAACAAAGATACCTTGTCGGTATTTTCTGTTTCTATTCATTATCCAATAATAAATCCTGTAGGATCATTTGAACCAAATCCAGATGTAGCGCCTGTCATAAGCTCTTCTTCAAGTTCTGCTTTACGTGATTGACCTTCTGTTAGTAGATCGTAGTTAAGAGCACCTCCACCAAGAAGACTTACCTGGCCAAACTTACCACGAACACGACCAACTGTAACCATTGAGAGTGCTAAAGCATATTCATATACCCATTGCTCTTTAATAACATCACGAATTGGACGTTCAAGATAACAAGAAATAACTCCATAGAATCGTTCGTTAAGTGGTTGTGGAAACATCTTAAGGTATTGTGAACGCTCATCAAACTGTAAGTCTTTCTTAAGAGCTAATACTTTCTCACGTGTATCCATCCATTCTTTTAGTGCATACCATGAAACAAGATCAAATCCATAATTGCCCATTGCATAAGAGAAGTATGTTTGTTGTGCGAGTGTCTGCTCTAATGTGAAAAGTGTATTAATACCATCATTCGAACCTTCCTCAAAATCTGTTACAGCAATAACCTTTCTATAATCCATTATATCGTAATCATATACATTCTGATATAATGTAGCTGTACCTGCAACACCTTCTGATGTCATTGTACGACGTATATTAGGCTTGAAAGCAGAGAGGCTATCTAATGAATTATCAATAGCTGTGATTGAGGATACAAGAGAGTGATCAAATAATTCACCTTCTTCAATACCATCTTCAAATGTAGCACTTAGAGCACTTGAACCAGCGAATACAGATGATAGAATATCAGTCTGTGATGTATAAACAATATCAGGAGTTTCTGCATAAAACTCTGTGCTTGGTCCGAGTGGATTTGTACCAGCTACTTTTTTAGCTGTTGTATCTAGATCTGTATTAGCAAGTGTATAGAGTAGATCTAAACGAATACCTTTATTAGTTTCATATAGATTAGAGTCAAATACCATATACTCTCTTGTGTAACCTGCAAACTTTGTAAAGTACTCAACAGCAATTTGAATATTCTCGTTAAGCTGGTCAGGATGAATCTCTATAGAAACGAGAGGATATCCCATTGCGCGTTTAATTCTATCACCAAGTCTACCATATGTCTCAATCTTATTATTAAGATTGGTAGATAGGAAAGCAGATAAAGGAGTAATCTCACATGCAGAAGCCATACAATTATTTAATCCCCAATCTTAAAAAAGGTAACTAAACTTATGGTAAATCTACTTTAATGCATTAAATATTGACATGGCTTATCGAACAACTTTAGTTCCTTGCACTAGTGGGCAACCAGATGCTCGCTATACTGAGGAATATCTTGAAGACTTTATTAACACAACTGTTGTACCAGCAAGTGGTGCTACACTTGTTCAGATTTTAGAAAACCGCGGCTCACATCTCATTCTTATCTGGGACGACAGCCTATAAAATCTTTCTATAACTTATACCCAAAGCCGCTCTTCGGAGCGGCTTTTTTATTATCCGTCTAAGTTGTATTTGATATGTAACTTTGGTCGACGTTCCAAGATCGGAGCTTCAGCGGATGATAATTGCTGTCCATCAGATGCATCAGTTGGATATCCAAAGAACGCAGTTGGTATATCTGGATTTGTATCCCTAATCCAATCTTGAATAACTGATCCAGATATTGGGACGTAAATAAACCCTACATAATCATTTTCACCCGGCCA